CCGCATTTATATTTATATTTATATTTATTATATAATATAGTTTACATTATATTTTTAATATACCAATAACCTTGTAATAAACAATCTGATAAATCATCTTTTTTTGTATTTTTATCAAAATATAATTTCCATTTGTTATGATTATTATCTTTTAATAAATTATTTACTACATGTATACCAAGTTCTTTTCTTTCTTTATATGTTATTTTTCTTTTGGGAACAATAAATTCTTTTAATTTATTATACGAAGAAACAAATATTATATTATGTATATCTTTCATAATAAAATATTGCGAAATCATTCCTTGGACGGTTTTCATTCTATTCGCAATTGGACTTATTTGATTCTCAATTAAAACGACATCTATATCAAATGTTAAAATTTCATTAAGTTTTTTTTTAATATTTATACCTATATCTATTAGATTTATGTTATTTGCGGATCGTCTACGTATTATATTTAAAATATTATTATTATTAAATAACTTTATTTCTTTTATTATTTCTGCTTTTTTTTTACCTATACAATTAATATTGAATTTTTCACATATATTAGTTAATTGTTTTAATTTTGAACTATTAATTGTTTTTAATTCTAACTCATTCGTAGGCAATATATATTTTGATTTTTTTGAATGACATTTACAATAATAATTATTTTCTTTACAATAATATGCTTTCTTTTCACACTTCTTATTTTTTTTTACACATTTGTATATACATATTTTATCCTCATCGCATAAATTTATACATTCCCAACTTAATATATTAAATTCATTGTTTTTTATTTCTAAACAACAATACGCCAGGTTCTTAATACCAATATCTATGCTAATTATTTTCATTATTATACAATAATGTTTATTATTTATTATTTTATTTATTTAAAGATATAAAATGGATTATACTGAAAACTATTTTAAAGATAATTATGATGTAATGGGGATACCTGAATTATTTTAAATAAATATAAACCAAAAATTGTAATTGAATCCGGGCCCTAATAAATATGAAAAAAAAATTAGAAATTGGTCCTGGAGGTTTACGAATATATTCAATTAGTTAATAAAGCAGTTTTTGAGAGTATATAAAATACGAACTATTTTATAACAACGTATTGCCATTAAATATTATTAATTAATTTACATATTGTTTATGGTATTTGAGCTTTCAAACATAATGATTGAATAAAAATAAGGTTATCGCAAATATTATGTAATAAAATTATTATTACATAATATATTAAATATCAGTTATCGGTTTCGATACGTTGACCTTCGGGATATGTCCAACATGCTTACTCTGAGTCAAATAGCATTTATTGTATATCTATATTATTTTTGAATACGCAATTTTAATAAATCTTCTTGCGTTAGAACAGGTGTTTTATATCTATCATTTAATTCATTTTTAGATAAATATAATTGTTTCAAATCACTATCTTCATAACCAAAAGGTTTATATTTATCTAAACAAGATTTAAAAATGTATGGGTTATGATGTTTACTATTTTTTTCATTTGTATATTTCTTAGAAACACATTCGCATTTTTTTAATGAATTAATTTGGTTCACTTTAATTATTTCATCGCTATTTTTCATTAAAAATTGTCTATAATCCCAATTACTTTTAATATTATTATTTTTTCTAATATTATTATTTATAACAGCACCAGTATACCAATTCGCGTAATTCCTTCCATCATTCATTAATGGTGGAAAGTCAAAATAAATATTATTTGTTGCTTTATTACAAGTTCCCCAACTCATTTTATATATATATAAGATTAATATATTTTAATCTATATTAACCATTTTTAATAAGTCTAATTTTTTTATTTTTTTTAATTCATCTTTTGTTCCTAATTCTTTATTTAATGCAATTTCTCTTAATTCGTTTACAGTATATTTTTTAACTTTTTCGGTATTTCTCATTTCTAAATCTAAATTATTAGAACTAATATCATTTTGTTGTGATGTTTCATGTTCTTCTTTAGGTATATGTGATGGTAATGATATATTGTTATATGTATTTTCATCACTATTCATTATATTATCTAAATCATTAACATTATTATATAGACTATTTAATTCGGTTAAAGTTTCTACATCAACATTCACATCATCCTTAGTATCAACATTTGTATCAACATTCGCATCAACATTTGTATCAACATTTGTATCAACATTCGCATCAACATTCACATCAACATTCGCATCAACATTCACATCAACATTCACATCATCCTTAGTATTAACATTCGCATCAAAATCGATTACTTTGTTCGTAGTATTTTTATCTAAATCATATGAAGTATAAATACCATCATTATATAGACTATTTAATTCGGTTAAAGTTTCTACATTAACAATATTAGGTTTAGAATCAGTATCAGAATCAGAACCGGTGTCAGAATCAGAATCAGAATCAGAATCAGAATCAGAACCTGTGTCAGAATTTTTGAATTCATTGTCAGATACGAGTATTTTATTTTCATTATCTAGTGTTTCATTATCTAGTGTTGATTCTTCTTGTATGTTTAATGTAATATCTTTAACAAATGATTTTAAAATACTATTCATTTTTTCTAAATTTTTTCTAAGATCATTAAATTTATTATACAATAAAAATACTGAAACGAATAATAAAATTATACATACAAATATAAAGATATTTAAGATATTATTCATTAAAGATGCGAACATATATTTAAATTATCTTATATATTTAAAGTAAGGATTTAACGAATTACTAAATTATTAGATTATTAATAATATTATATGTATTATATAATATATCTTTTGGATATTTCAAATCAATTAATACTTTCAACCCACCTTTAATTTTAGAAATACCTTTATTAATTTTATATGTATATTCAAAATCATTTTTATTTTTATTAATTTTCATATGATAATTACGGAATCTTTGTGTATTGTTGAGATTCTCACATAAACCTATAAAATGAGTTGTTAGCATAAAATATACGTTTTTATTTTTGTTTAAATAATTTAATAATGATGTTGCACTAGCGATTGCTTCATATGGATTAGTTCCTGAATATAATTCATCGAATATACAAAAATGTCTATAATTCTTTTTTTTATTATTATTAATAATATCTAAAATATTTTTACAACGTTTTGCTTCTAATTGAAATAAACTATCTCTTCCTGATGTATCGGGAAGATTAATATAACTATGTAGAATTTGATAAGGATATATATTCGCTTTATCGTAAAATCCATAACCTATCTGTTGTGATATTAATATATTAAATAACGTAGTTTTTAATAAAGTTGTTTTACCAGCTGCGTTTGGACCAGTTATTAACATTTGTTCATTTAAATTATATGTATTTTTAATAGGATTATTATTAATTAGATTAGGAAAATAAGCATTTTTAAAGTTAGTATATTTCTTGGAGAATTTACATTTTGATATATTATTTTTAGATATGTTATTATTTAATTCATTTAAATTATCAAAATATCCATTTAATCCGAATGTGTATAATAACGTTTTATGTAATGTTTTATTATTATAAATATTATAATAAGTTTTCATAATATCTCCAATATTAATAATGTCACTAATATTAAATTTTTCATTATTAAAATTTTTCAAATTATCGATAATTACAAGTATTTCATTTTTTTTTATATTTAGATTATTCATAAATTTTTTATAAGTTTTAAGTTTTTTACATTTATTCTGTAATATATTTATATTAATGATAGTATTTTGTAAATAAGTTTTAATTAGTTTTGTTTCATATTTTATTTTATTAATATTTTTATAAAATTCTAAACATGAATTTATATTTTGATATATTTGAATGAAATAAAGTGATATTGTAAATAATACATATATTTTTTTACTAAAATCCATATCATTTATATTTAATAATTGTCCTACAGCGTGTTTGCTAATTACTTGTTTTAAAAGACATAAATAAGTATTTAAATTTATTTGTATTTTTCTAAATTTTAAAATAAAGAAAGGTATTATTAATAATAATATTGGTAATGACAATGTTAATAATGGTGAAGATAAATTATAAATACTCATAATTTGAAGAAATTCTGAATTATTATTAAGAAATTGTATTACGCCTGTTGTTATAAATTTATATTTTTTACAAAAATCCTTTTCATTTTTTATTTCGTCCCATATTTCATATATTTTATTTTGTTCTTCTATATTTATAATAAATTTTTTATCATTTTTTATCAATTTTTGTGTATTTTTTAGATACTTAACATCGCTCGTATAATATATTGACCATAAGTATATAGTTGAATTTGAAAATTCAATGTTAGGGTTGAACACATACTTATATAAAGGTTCTGTCGCTAAACTATTTGATAAATCTATATTTGATACATCCAACATATGTGTTTCATTTAATAATAAATTATTTGAAGTATTCTTTTTATCTAATAAATATAAATCTTCTATTATATTATTTTCGGTTAATTCTTTATTTTTTAAATAATATATTGGTAACTTAAATTCGAAGTTATCCATTATAAAAAATAAAGAAAATTATATTTTATATTTAACATAATTATTTTATGTTTTATTGTCCGTTCCAAGAAGCAGGAAGTTCCTTAATTTCTGTGGAGTAATATGATTCAATATATTTCATATTTTTTAAATCACGACGTGTTACAAAATTAATACCTACACCTTTTCTACCCCAACGCCCACTTCTTCCGATCCTATGCAAATATGTATGAACACATTTCGGTATATCAAAATTGATTACTGTACTAACTTGTTGAATATCTATACCTCTCGCTGTTACATTTGAAGAAACCAATACTCGATATTTACCAGTTTTAAAATCTTTATAATTTTGCATTCTTTCATTTCTATCCATATTTCCATGAATACAACAAACAGGGAAATTATCTCTCAAGAGATCATCATATAAAATATTTACACGAGACACGCTATTACAATAAATTATACATTGCGACATACTCAACATATTATATAGATCTTTTATTGTATCACATTTTTGATCATCATTATCTAACGCAATATAATATTGTTGAATACCCTCCAATGTTAATTGTTCTGTTTTTACTTTAATATTTACTGG